AACGACTACGCACTTTAATACCAAGCCAGTTGAATGCAGGTCTTGCCACGGAAAAGGGTATGTGATGGCGTAATAATTCATTGCGCGTGTTTCACGTCCCGAAGGGCAATTGTGCTGAACGGTTAGGTATAAAATATCGTTGCGATTTGTGGCGACAAAACTTTTGAAATATGATCAGATTTAAGCAATGGGTTTTATACAATGTTATAGCGCGTTTTAGCTATGGTTATTGGATAAGATTAAGAGAAAAAAGCAAGGACGAGTACAGTGAAAAATTATGCTATTGTGGACATACCGATAAGTGTTCTTGTGCCAATCCAGATAAACAACTTTTCAGAGAAAGTGTAAAACGTGGAAGCATAATTTTGACTGACAAGAACAATGGCTGGAAAAACGCGCTATAACGCACGAGGTATATGGCGCGTTCAATCCGAAAGGATTGGACAGAAGCCATCAAGCCGCATTGAATGCGATATATGCCAAGTTCGGCACTGTTGGCCTTCGGCCTACAAAAAGAGAAAAGTAAAGCTGACCCACACGCGGCGCAGTCCTCGTGCGTTCAGCACAATTGAGTGATTTATGAAAAGTCTAAATACGGTAAAAGACCTTCAAGGGTTGAAGTTTACTCGTAATAAATACGGGATACAAACATGGGTTGACACAGTTCAAGATGCTTGGATTGTATATAATCATATGTTACCACGAAAAACTTGGAGGCCAGTATTTATGATTAGAGGAACGAAGGGTATAGCTTACAAACTTGACGAGGTGGAGTTTTTAGACGTATGAATTACGTCCCGAAGGGCAATTGTGCTGAACTTCATGATAAAGAACATTCACAATATTGAACTATGAAAAAAGAATCTGAACCGTACGCTAGAAGCGGACTTATCGCAGACCGATATCTTGAAGTCATTAGAAACAAAGAGTTAGTTATTGCAGATCGCCTCAAAGTTATTGAGTCCGAGTTCAAAGAATTGAACCTCGTTACGATATCCGAAGCGGCCAAACGTGCCGGTATATCCTACAACGGAATGAAAAAGCGAGTCAAGGAAGGTAGAGAGATGTTTATTCGGGTAGGAAGTCAGGTGTTTGTTAGTGTATGACGAGTCTACAATATTTCGCCGTTGCTGATCCGGTAGTTATACACGTTAAAGTCTCCATCCTCTTGAATGTCTACCCTCGCAAATCCGTGATTCCATTTGTTGATTGGCATATATGCAGGGTGAAGCTCTGACAAACAGCCTACACTCCAAACCGTTGTAACTTCATCGTCAATGTCTGGTTCAGTATGCTCAGAGGTTTGGTGATTATGTCCTGCTATCATTGACCGCTTTGCTTTCATGTAGTAGCCCCGCGCAGGGTTAACTGGACTAAATGTCGATGTCCTGAACTCGTGGCCGTGAAGCATCCGAAGTTTTCCAGCGTAAACTATTCGTTTTTCGTTTATCCATTCAACGCCTAACTCACCGAAGCGCAACAGTACCTCCATTTGATAGTCTTGGCAGTCTAGTAATTCGGGCGCTTTGACTTTCAAATAGTTCTCGTAGCGCTCTTCATGATTGCCTTCCTTGAAGTAGATTCTAGCTTTTGGGAATAACTCGCGTATTTTCTTGAGTATCGCTCGACCTGTTTCTAACTCATGCTGAAACCCCCTCCGTCTAGGGTCTTTATCGTATCGACTTAACTGATAGAAGTCTAGGAAATCACCGCCTATAAAAATGGTGTCGCACTTATCCTCAACTCCCTTTTGCAGAGCGCACGTTAAAGCGCTCACGCTGTGGTAGGGTATGTGAACATCGTACAAGCAAAGTATCTTTTTGCATGATTCAGAAAGGTAGTAGGGTAAATACTCAGCCTCTTCACTTGCTGGAATACCGAAAGGGTTAAAGCTAGATTCATCAAACTTACGGGCAAGGCTTTTATCCTTTAATTCTTCTCGGCTCTTACGACCAATCGCACCGCGATAATAGCGTATAATGTTCCGGGCATCTTCTTCGCTAGTGTATACCTCTGGATTTTCCTTAAATAGTTTTTTTGCTAGGGTAAGGCTAGGACTGTTAGGGAATCGTTTTATCACCTCAAAAGCCAGCTCTCCCTTCAATGTCTTTTTTTTAGGCATGGTTCTGTATTTGATTCATGTAGTTATCAATAAGTTTCTTAGCATCATCAAAGCCGACAGCAAATTTGGCAATGTAACCCTTTTCTTTTAGCTTTATTAAAACATCATTCTGTTCTTGTATGTGTTTGTTTTTTGAAAGACTGCCATCCTTTAAGTAGGGGCTTTTGCCTTCGGCTTTTAGCTCAACACATAACCCGCTAAACCCGCATCTAGGCTCTAGTATAATCAAGTCAGGCAGTCCGCGCTCAGGGTTTCGCTGCTTCTTTGCTTTAACGGCACTACCTATTGATAGCTTTATTCCTGAACTTTCAGACGTAAATATTACGTCAGGATATTGCAGTTTCAGGTAACGGCTTACGGCAATTTGTAGGGACTCTTCTTTGTTTCTCATGGTAAATAAATCGCTCCCGCAATCAAAGATACGGGAATTAATGCTGCCGAAACAAACAAACCCGTTTTGAACAGCCGTAATTGACGCGACTGCGTATTTATTAACGCCTGCTGATCTACAACCGTTTGCTGTAAGTTCAATTCAACTTCAGCTTGGTTGGTTAGGATTTGTTTGTAATTCTTAATCTGAGCATTTTGCAGGTTGTTTTTGTCAACATAAGCCGATACTTTTCTGCTTAAAAGTGAACTTTCTGCTTTACAAGCTTGATATGATGACTCTAATTTGAGGATGGTACGAACCTCATCGGGTGTTAAGCTCTGCGCCGAGGCTGTCGAGCATCCTATGAAGCACGATGTTAAGGCTATCATCAGGCAGGCTATCAATCCTTTTGTGTCTGCGGTTATTGTCATGCTCTATTTTTTTTTGCTCGTTATTAAGTGAGTCTATTAATTGCCTTAGTCTATACGACTGGCTTTTCAGGCTGTCGTTTTCCTTAAGCAATACTTCGATGCGCTCGCGGTAGATTTCATTTTCTCCGCTAGTGTATTTAATACGCTCAGGTGTGCGCAAAATGATGTTTAAAAGCAACATTATGACCACAATAAGTACCGCTATGATGTGTTTTTGGTTCATCAGCATTCGGTAGTATAGTTCTGTTTTACCGTGTCCACAACCTATAACGTGTCCTTCCGTTTTGCTTGTACGCAACCAGCACTTCTTTACGGTTATTTACGCCGCAACTATCTGAAACGTGTACCCAGTTAGGCTCTTGACTGTTACCAAACTCCCAAATTAGCTGATCGAAGTCTAGGTTGTCCTTAATGTAGTGGAAGATGTCAGCGTTGGTGATGCCGCCGAACACATCAGCGTCTAAGTCCAAGGCCTGCCCTTTGCTGTGTTGGCTTGTTTTGCTGCCTCCTATTGCTTTGTTAAGCGCTTCGCTACGGTAGCCGCTAGTTACCGAAATAGGCACACCAAAATGCTCTCTAATGGGCTGAAATATATTGTTAGCAATTACAAATAGGTTGTCCAAATGCTCGCCGTGCGGCGTGTTGTCTATACCCCTCCTAATGGCCGTTGCGCTTTTAGTTGCCTCTGCTAGTGTAAGGTTCTTACTCAGATTCATTGTTCATATGTTTGCGAGACTTTCGTGCAATGCGCTTTGTGAAGTGATCCTCGTATTGCTCTAATCTAGTGCGCAGTATTGCAATCTCTTCTATTTGCTCCATGATGATACGCTGATTCTCTTCTAGCTGCTTTCGTAACATCTCCATTTCCGTCTTTAGCTCGACGATTGTATGCTGATGCAGCTTAACCACCTGCGCAGCGTTGTATGTATCTGCAAGCCAATTAAGAATGCTCTTACCCTTCCATACAAACACGCCTAAAATCAGCGCGGTTAAAACGGTAGCGTAGCCGTGGTTAGTTATTAGCTGTGCGAATGCCTCGATTATTTCCATCCTTATTCTGCTTTTTCAAATACTGTTTCAATCTATTTTCGTTATCCTCCTTTGGTTTGTACGTCTCCTTTACAGATTCCATCCGATATAATTTGAGTTTTTACTTGGGCTAACGTCCTCGTTTGTGTTGCTAGTGTACTCAGGGAACAACTCGCTGTTATGCGTTAGGTAGTCTATCATCCGATCGGTGTAGTAAACCGCCCGCTTTTTCTCAGCATCTACTAGGTCGCGTACTTCTGACGGATCTAAGCTAGTTCCGCTTTCTGGCTCATGTCGATATATGCCGCCGTTGCCGATGGTAACGGCTAGCATAGGGATAGCCTCAACCATTGACCAATGGATAAGAACGGGCTTAATGTACTCCGTTACAAGCGTCTCGTAGTTGCCCGATAACGTGCTACCACTTACATCCGATTGCAGCTTCTCTAACAGGTCTGTGCCTATGTAGTTCTGCAAGTGAATGTCCTGCGCGATGCTGATGTGCTGCATTAGCTTGTCGCTGTCTACATTACCGTTGGTTTGTGTGAACCTTACAACGTCCTCTCGTCTTATCAGTAATACTTTTGCCATTATCCTCTAGGTTTTAAAAAGCCGTTGTTAGGCATGTCCTTTGGTCGCTTCTTTGCTAGGTCGTAGTCAGGGTCTTGACCTTTGCTGTAACCGTTGCTTCGCGCTTCACGAATGCTAGTAACAAGCCTGTTTGCTACTGGTGACTTAACGTCAATACTCCCGTCTGCGTCTTTACGTTGGTAAACCTTACGCACCCATCGGTGATGGCAGTTACCCCCGCCCTTGTACTTAAAGATGTCGTAGGTGTTAGCACCACGAGGACCCCATCCTGCATTTACTACCTTATTACTCATTTGGTCGATATCCTCTCGTCGGTATAGCTTACCTGCCTGCACCATCTTCTGACAAAACGGACGGCTATCTGCACTTGCTCGTCTTGGGCTGTACTCGTATCGAACCTTGAACTGCGCATCCTCGGTTGTTTCGTCTCTATCGCTTTTAGCGTTTGGTCGTGCCGTGCCTGTGCTTACTAGATTAATTAACTTGCTAAGCAGCGTTTGCTTGCTAAACTCTTTGGCTGCGACGTAGGCGCTGTTAGCCTCTTCTACCATTCGCCTAACTTTCTCGTCGTCTCCATCTTCGCTATCGCTCTCGTCTATCAGCTCCCAATCGTCGCTTTCTGATTCGCCAAGTTCCTCTAATACATCTAGCTCGATGCTGTCTAAACTTTCGCTAGTCTCTTTTGACATCTGCACGCCTGTATCGCGCTCTACATTCTCGTCTGCGATTTCCTCAGTTTCAACCTCTGTGAACTCAATAGGCTGAGCCGTCTTAAAGTAGATGTCTAAGCTAATATCGTTTGCCGCTAGTATCTTCTTTAGCCCTTCTACAATTACGCGCTGCATTGGCTTAATAACGGTATTGTCGAATAGCTGCGATGCCATGCGTAATTCATCCGCGTTACTACCGATGCTGCTACCCTCTTCTTTTAGGCCGACTAGAATAGGGCTTGTTACCCTGTGCGATACTAGGATTTTGCGCGTCGCTTCCTTTGCAATGAACTCGTATTGATTGTGTGCATCGTTTAGCTGCACCGTTTCAAGGGTTGCTGCCCTGTCCTGCCCATCGTTGAAGGCGATAACTACACGCCCTGCGTTCTCTGATCCTGTGAACTTGTTAATGATGCCACTCTCTATCTCTTCGCGTTCATTGTCATCAGGTATGCCGTTGTTTAGATTGATGATGGTGTTGCTGCTAAACCCGTTGAGAATATTATTCAAGTGGTAGTTAGCAACCTCGACTTCGATTTCTGCGTAGGGTAACGCGCTTATGTACTCAGGCGGCGAGAAGTAGTAGTAGCCTGCACGGTATGGCTTAATGCAAATAATCTCTACACCTTCCTTGCTCGTTCCAAATGCAGGAAACGGCTTAGGTTCGTCGTTTGGCTTTTTGTTAGCCCAATCGTCTAGGTAGTAATATTGTAGAATTTCGTCCTTTTCGCTGTCGTACTTTCCAGGTCGCCAGTTAATCGTAGGCGTGTGATAAACCTCTACAATCTTAGTATGCCCCTGATTCCACACCACCTGCAAGAAGCCCATGCCGAAGGTGTAATAATCTTCCATTAGGCAGCGCAAAGCATCTTCTGTAAGCAGGCTAATAGCTTGCGCCCATTGGTCAGGCTTACGGCTTGCGTCAGTAGCCGCTAATCCACGCCCGTAAAGCGCGTCTGTGATGCCGTTAATCATTGCGTTGTGCGTTGCGCTCTGCTTGGCATCTATAAGCTCCTGATAGAAGTTGTTATCGTCGCCGTACTCAATCCAATTCTGCCCCCTTCGCTCCTTAGCTTCGGGTATGGTGTACTGCGCTAGCTGAATTACTTTGTAGTTGCTCGACTTCATTAGATAATTACAAATTCGTTGTTATTGCCTGCATACTCGGTGAACTCATCCTCCTGAGTAGTGTACTTCGGTAGGTTGGTTTGATCGGTGCAGAATATCTTAGCTCGGTGTAGCATATTGTAGTTAGCCCCGTCCTGCTCTTCCACCTTCATCGAATAGAATGTGTTTTCAACTAAACCCGACGAGCCAGCAGGCGTGCTAAATGTTAACACGCCGTTGGTGTAGGTGTAGGATGCGTTGAATTGTCTTACCTGCTTGTTTTGCTCTTCGCTAATTAAGGTAACACGGACGTTGCCTGTTGGTTCGTATCTCGGAATGACTGTAACGTCCTGAGAAGATGAAGCAGTTGTAAGCACTATCATACCTAAGTAACTAAATATTCGTGTT